GATTCCACATCAACAGAAGATCTTAATTTACTTCCCATTTGTTGAGAAAGCATAGCAACATTCGAGCTATACTGCTCCACAAAAGAAGTAGTTATTTGTGAACTCATAATAAGTTCCTCCTTGATTGGTTGTGTTTATGTTAAATCGGATGATTATCCTTTCGGGTCGCTCCTCGATTTTAGTTCTCCTGGAACCTATACTTTCATAGTGTCAACTAGGGTCTTTCGATTATCCTAATTATTTTCAGCTATACGTTATTTTTTTGTTCTCGTAAAGCTAAAACTTCTTGAACTGCAGTTTTGTGGTTGGGATGGTTTTTATCCCAATAAGCCGAACCAGTAGCAGTTAATTCTCCAATTTGTTTGTTAAGTTGTTCTGGAGTTAAATAACTTGGTCCAGAAGGATTAACAAATTGATCTTCTCCCATTTTTTCTGAAAGAGATGCAAAAGCTTTTATTATAGATGGATGATCTCCTAATTTTGTACCATCAGCCATATTTAGATTTAATACATCTGGCTCGATATATTGTTTAGCCATTGCAGATGCAGCCTTTAATTTATTATCATAAGCTTGACCATATTCTTTTTTCAAAGCTATGACAGAGTCATTTCTAGCCTTTTCTGCTTTTGTATTATTTTCTTGAGTGGTTGCATCAACATTACCTTGATACCATTTAACCATTTCATTTGCCTGTTGTGGGAGTAAACCCATTTTATGTGCATGTTCTGCAAATGATTTTAAACCAGATTCATCAATTCCTTTTGTATCAAAAGAATATCCATCTGGAGATTCTGGTCTACCAAGTTTTGAATAAACTTCATTCCAATCATCTTCAGTTGCATATTTATTTGGAACTGGAATTTTATCAGCTCCTACCATTTTCTGTGCATGAATATAAGACTTTGCTAAACCTTGTATATCTTTAATATTTTCTAAAGATTTATCAGCTCTTATCTCATCAGATAGATTTACTTTCCAATCTGTTGTTGTTTGTGGAGTTTCTGTTTTAGGTTCTCCAGACAGTACCGATGGTTGTTCTTGTACTGCTACCTCTTGATTTTCACTACTCATTAATCCTCCTATGGTTTTTTATTGAGTATATTATTAATAAACAAGATAACTGATCTTGTTCCTTCTAAAAATGCAGACTCATGACTATCTCCCTTAATGTGAGATGTTGTGTAAAAGCTGCATCTTTTTTTTAAATCCTCTAATACTATTTTTCCATTATCGGATTCAAAAGTCTGTTTGTAAGCTAAGTTTAATTGTTTAAGATCTTTTTCATTCACTAGCCACCGCCTTTAATGCTGGAGCTGCTTTACCTGCTGATTCAGCCATTTGCATTTCTTGTTGCATTTGTTGCATCTGTTCTTGTTGAGCTTGTCTTTCTTCTCTAATCTGCTCAACCTCTGCTCTTGATTTTAAAATCTTAGCAGGTAATCCTATAACATCTTTTAAATGACTTACTAATCCGTCTCCATCTAAATAATCAAATACAGGAGAAACTTGTTGTATAGCTCCAAATACTTCAATACCTCTCATGATAGAAGATAAATCTCCAGATTTTTGAGCTTTAGCGATAGGAGATACATATTCAATTTCAATCACTTGACTTTGTAAAAACTCTGGTGGTTGTAAAAATTTATTTTGTTTAAGTAGAATATTAAAACATCTTGTTATTAAAGGCTGTAATAACTCAGATTGTAGTCTACCTAATACGGGACCAAGTATTCTCATTTTCTCTTCAGTTCTTTGCATAACTTCTGTAGCTGTCATGTTTTGACCCGCTACTGTCATTAACTGATCGACAAAGAAGTTTTCTCTAATTGCTTTTCTTCTTTGCTCTTCCATCTGTAAACCTAAAGGTTGGTTGCTACCAATATTTAATGGTTCAATTCTTTCTCTAGTTCCAGCTCTATAATAGTTTAATCCTCCAGGAACAGTTCTTACTGGTAATATAAATCCATCATCTGGAACCATTAAAGGTGGATCAATTTGTTTTTGAGCTGCTTTAATAGATACCTTAGACATTGTGTTTAACATTTTAACATCTGGTAAAGCATTCATTGCAGGAGATCTGCCATAAATTTCATTTGATGCTTTTAAATATCTAGGAACTACATAAGGAAAATCATTGAATCCACTTTCACTTAAAAGAAATCCTGTAGGTTTATGAACATAACAACTTGTAAAAGGTTTGTTAATATTGTTTTCATAAATACCACCCATCTCATTTGGCATAACTGCATGAAGTACAGGTACATCTTCGTGTGGTTTATCTTTAATTAAATCTTGTAATTCTTTTGGAAACTCTGCTTTAGGAAACATTGATGGTAATACTTTTGCTTTTAAATTAAATTTTCTAACAACAGTATCAACATTACCTTTTTGGTTTTCAGCTATATATAATTCTGCAATATGAATAGTTCTAAATCTTAAATCATCTTCATCATCATTTTGAATAAACATTCCAGCTGTACCAAATGCTATAAGATCATGATATAATTCAAATATTTCTTGTTGGAAATTAGATCTTGAAAAAGCTTGTAACATAACTTTATTACAATTTTCTAACCACTCTTTTGAAGTATCATCTTGGTCAATAACATCATCTCTAAATTTTAAAGAAAACCAAGATGAAGTTGTTGAAGTCAACATACCATGAAGAGATGCTGCTAATAATTCTAAAGCATGAGTGGCGGTGCCATCATAAATTTGATCGTGTCTTTTATCTCCTCTGGTTCTTTTTTCTGTAATATCAGCTTTTCTTGGTAGCATATAATCTGCTACATCTTGCCAATGTGTTTCCCATGTATCTCTTTGAGATTTTAAAGAATCAAATGTGTTAATTACTTTTTTTGCTTTTGGTGTTAATTCCATAATTTATCCTAATAAAGTTCTTTTTTGTAATCTTAAATCGCCACTTCCTAAACCTTGTGGTCCAGTTGCAATCATTGAAGATCTACCTTTTCCTCTTGTGCTTTCAGTTACATCGGTTGCAGTTGCTTGCGAAATTTCTGGTTTACTCGGTGCAACATAAGCTGGTGCAGGTGGTGCTTTTGGTTTACTTACTATTCTTCTTACTGGTCCACCCATATTATTCTCCTAATAAAGTTTTCTTTTGAATTTCAGCTTCTGACTCATCTCCTTGAGCTGAAGTTAAAATAGTTTGTTTTCTACCAATTCTACCTCTTCTTATTCTAGCTGCATCTTCTGCTGCTTGTTTTCTTCTAGCTTCAGATTCATAATCTGGCGCAGCTGGTAATGGTTCTACTGGTGGAACTGGCGGCATTGCAGGAATTTTTGGTGTTAAAAAACTCATCTTATACTCCCGTGTATTTTATAATCATTCATTGCTGTTGTTTCTCTTATTTTATTTTTTTCATCATAATCATTAATAGAAATTGCCATATACCTCATCGCATCGCAGGCGTGGCTGCTCCAATCGTGGACAGGTTTATTATTAAACATTTTCATCTTCTCATTATACTTTCGATGATAATGTCTAAGAGCATCTATTAATATTTTTGTTTTATCCAGATTAAAATAACATCTGGGTAAAATCATTTTTAAACTGTGGATCCCATCCTCTAAAGGAAGTTTAGGAAGTATCTTAAATCTTATTCCTAATTGGTAAGCCACCTCTCTTCTAGTTTTACCACTTGAAAATTCTTGAACCTCGATGTCGTGAGGTGCAAAATGTTTATCGTAAATATAATCTTTTTCTTTTAAAATTTGTATGTAGTGCGGTAAACCTTCTCTTCTATTTTCGTAATAATCTATAATTCTAATTGTATTACCAAGCTTTTGATAAAATACAATAGCTGTTGAATCTCCTACTCCAATATCAAAAACTGTTGAAACTAATAAAGTTGGATCATAAGCCATTAAAGTAATTTGCTTATTATCCTCAAGCTTCTTCATAATCTTGCCATAAATGGATCCCTCAATATTAGCAACCCAATCGCACTCAAATTCTTGGCGGTACTTGGTATCTCCCATCTGCTTTTTAGCAGCGTCTAATTCTTCCTGGTCTATAATTTTAGTTTTAGATGCAGGAGCTGTATAAGCGTACCATTTATTATCAGCTATAGCATATTGGTATAATTCATAAAATAAATTCGACATTCCAGCAGGAGTACCGATCATATAACAAAAACCCTTACGATCTGAAATAGCTGGTCTAATTATCTCATTCCATAGTTTAGGTTCAATCTGCGCTACCTCATCAATTACAACTCCATCTAATGCCAAACCCCTTAGTGAATCTGGATTTTCAGAAGAGAGTAATGTAATTCTTGCGCCATTCGGCAAATCGCATCTTAATTCTGTTTCGTTGAACCTTGTTGTTGGTATGGGTCCAGCAAACATTTTTAAGTAATCCCAGGCAATATTCTTAGCCTGTTTATATGTTGGAGCGATATAAGCGTATCTTGGATTAACCAATTTATTTTGCAAAGCCGCGCGAATTAAATGGTTCAACATACATACAGTTTTACCAAATCTCCGATGACACGCTAGAACCGCAAATCTATATTTGTCTAGCTCATTGTGCAGCTTACTCTGTAGCTCTCTTGGAGTATAAGGTATCTCTATGTGCATTATAAAATTATAGCAATAACAAGTATAACACCTGCAGCTATCACAACTTTTTTATGATCTCTCCAGTAGTGTTTAACTTCATGAATAAATAAATTAATATCCATAATCCCTCCCTATTCGATTGTTAAACCATTATCTAATACAACTTTATCTTCTGTTTCTATCCAAACTCTTGCGCCACATGATAAAGGTTTTGTGGGTCTATAAACTAATTTAGATTTACCTAAAATATCTACTTCATGTGCATAGTCATTAGATTTGTTTGTTTTAACAGTTATAACGGGTTTGTTAGTTCCGTGTTTTTTATTGTGTCTTATATGGTGCATATTAACATGAATTTTTTTTTTCATTAGTGAATTGTTGGTAAACCATTAAATTCGTTAATTGAATTATAATCAATTCCAGATTTTTTCATTAATCTTGATGCAAAACTTTTAGCATGTTCCTCTGTTTCAAATCCGTTAAAGTGAACTACCATAGAGTTTGTTTCCTCTTGAACAAAAACTAAAGCTGTAATTAATCTATTATCTGGCTGTGTCTTTGTGTGAGTGTCTAGTTCGGGAGATATAAGATTATTGCGCCCAGCGCCAGCTTTTGGGGGTATACCCCTCGCGCTAATTCCCTTTTCACTTTTCAATTTATTGCGCTTTTTATTAACCATTGGTTTATCAAACCGCTGGGAACCAAGCAAATCAAATAAAAATTTAAACATTGTGTTATCCTTTGTGTTGCGAATGAGAATCATTAAAGAACAAAGAGCGAACATTCAGAAATCATACGCGTGCGCGAAACTATGTTTGTCGCACTTATTGTACCCGACTTACCAAGGTTAACCAGTAAGATTACTTACGTTTATTATTCAGCTGCACTTGAGTTAGGTATAGCTTTAGTGTCCACGCTAGATACCTGGTCCACAATCTCTTTAGCTTGTAAAATATCTTTGTTATCATTAGGCGCTCCCCAACTTATACTCATTGTTAAATCTTGTTTCACTTCTGATTTAGTTTTGTCTGCAAATACATTGCTTGCTAATTTACTCGCGATCCAACGTATATGACTCCACTTCTCCCTCAAGAAATGTACCTCATGATTGCTCTTTGGTACTTCCATCTCTTCTGCTATTTTATCGAGCAAAGTATATACACCTGTCTCTCTAGCATTTCTAATTTTATTTCTTAATTCCTCATCCTCTCTTTGTGCTTTATAAACAGAAGAAAGACTTGGCATTTTTTTATCTCTACATATTTTTGAAAGTGGCTCGCCAAGTTCAAGTCTTTCAATCAATTCGTTTTGTTTAATATCCATTGTTTAATTTCTTCATCCGTTTTATTTTTAAACGGCAATAAGTTTTTATAAGCTTTAATTTTTCCTTCAAGTGTTGTTGCGCCTTCGCACATACCTCCATGGAATCGGCAGCGATAGAATCCACTTTTTTTTAAATACCCTTTTGCCCTGCAGCGTAAACCGCTGTGCCTTGCGATAGAATCACATTGTATTTTTTTTAGTGGTCTGCCTGGCATGAAGGATGTGCTGGTGGGTAATGAACGACATACGTTTCCTCCATTATAACACTTTGTTTAATTTATTTTGTCGATGTTGTCGAGCATATTTTTTTTTCTCGCTTGATCTTCCATATTAAATAAAGCTGTAACATATCTTCTCTTAATCGTTGTGCGATGACAACCAAATCTACGCGCAAGAGCTACCCAAGAATATCTCATGGCTCTTGCCCAAATCAATCTTCTTTCCTCTAACTCAATTAATAAAAGCAAATCAATGGCTAATTCCCAGCAATTTATTTGTTTAAAAGTAGCTCTTAACTTCATTCTAGGCTTGTCATAGTAACCTAAATCCTTCTTATCATAACTCATCTCAAGTAAATCCCACATCTTAGGTGTTCCAGGATGTTTAGGTTTAGACATTAAACGCTCACAAAATCCAGCGTTTTCAAATATATCAATTAATTTAACTAGCCTTAGCTGCATTCATTTCTTCTCCTGCAGCGGTTTCAATCTTTTTTTTTGGAGTTATTTCCTCCACTAAATTTTTAAATTTGTGTACCTTTATTCTCCTACCAGACTCACTTCTAAATTCCAAGTAATCTCCCCATTCTCCGTCATTCTTATAACTTTCCCCTTTATGTTCGAAAGTTCTCCTAGAATGATTGGCAACCCCAGTTCTCGCGAACGATGATCTATTATAGTTATTCCTATAATTATTCTTACCCCTATAATAGTTATATTTGGTTTTATTAATATCAGTCACTACTGACACATTATTTGATCTATTTGACACATAATTATCCACAATCAGTTTTTTACGAGTATTCTCTAGTATTACTTGCTTAGGTAAATGGTACTCGTTAGTTGAACTCTTGCGCGTTATTTTAACATACCCCAGCTTAGCAAGATGTAGAATACTACGATAAATAGTAGATCTACTTAAACCAATAGCTTTGGATATTGTGGCATGGCGCGGATAACAGCTGCCAGTATGTCTGTTCATATAAGATACCAATTTTAAATAGATAATTTTATCATTAGAACTTAACCTAACATCATCCAAAACCTTATTATCCGCAACAAAGAATAAGCTCACTTCTTCCCCTCACAAATAAGATCGTGCCGTTCCTGGAGTAATTGCATCACTTGCAACCAACCATCTGGCATCATAAACATTTCCTCAGACTTATAAGGTGTTAATTGCTTAATTCTAAATGACGTAATAGACGAGCCATCAACCTTATAAAAAACCAGGAAGCTTGGCAGACCAGCTAATTCGGCTAATTTCTTTGTAGTTGTAGTTGTTTTATAAGTTTGTCCAACGTCAAAAGCAGTTTCAGCTAGATACAAAGGAGTTTTACATTTTAAACAAGTACCCACCGCATCAATATCCAACATTCCCAATTTTTCTGGTAATGCTCGATGCCATAAAGAATAAGCTGAAAACTTTACATCCTTAAAATATATTTCTCTAGCCATTAACCACCAACATATAAATTGATAAAAAAACCATGAAACCCAAACCAGAAAAGATAATGATAAAAATTTTATCCACTAAACATAACCTTTATTTCTATATTCTTTTAATTGATTTTTTAATTTAACTTCTAATTCCTTAATTTTAAATTCGGCAGCAGATAACTTCTTTTGCAAATCCCCATTAATTTCTTTATGAGACTTGCTAATTATTTGAAAGTTAGAGTTTTCCTCAACTAATCTTTTATTAGCTTCATTAAGTTTATTAATTTCTGCTTCATACTTTGTAATCTTTTTAATCATTAAGCTATCAGCTTCTTTTTTAGCATCCTCAACTTCTGATAAACCCACCTTAATATTTTTTAATTCATTATCTAAAAAATCAGCCATAACAAATAAGCATTGGATCTCCCAAATACTCCTCCTTTAAATTATCATTTGATTTATGGTTATAATCACAACAACCAGCCGACATTGCTTTTGGATATTTATTTACATAACCCATCCAAACTTTACAAAAATTATCCCACTCAACTTGATAATTATTTATTGTTTGATTTTGTGTTTCCTTTGGAAATAAAATTAGAGCTGCAACAACAAACAAAAATAAATATTTCATTTAAAAGTTATCTCCATAACTTCTTGTACCCAAGCTGCGGGAATAGTGTTTAAATTACCAACCTCTAATCCATCTTCATCTTGGGAATAGTCGGCAAAGATTGTGATTTTTTCTCTTGTTTGGATGAGCTTATAACCCAACGAATAGCAGACAGCGGGTTTAAGTCTAATTGCTTTTGGGATTGACATCCACTCATTACTAGCAAGAGTATCAACCCACCTAACTTGCACCAACGGATAATCATCTATAGTTCCAGTTAATTTTTTCTTTCTACTCATAAAAGCTAGAAGGTTTGACTTTTCCTTTTGTTTTTTGGGAGATCAGTTTCATAAACTCTGGTCTAGGTATTCTCTCCTTATTGCACCAACGAAATACTGTTGATCCAGGAGATGTGCCTTTAATTCCTAAAAATTCAGCTAGCTTTTTATGTGATAGATTTTTTGATTTTCTAAATGTTTCTAATTGCATGATTTACTTATATGGATAATTACCAATTTGACAAGATTTAAGTATATATTTATTGTGAATATAATGGTATAAGTATTAATATTTATTCAACTTTAAGAGGTATCATAAATACATCTTTTTTAATATATCCATATTTTGTATTGACAAGATTCAATAAATGAATACAGATTGTTCTATTGATTTGGAACAATGATTTTAAAAGAAAACGCACAAGCTAAAAAAATTACAGATGACTTTTTAGAAAGCATCAAAGATCTACCTGCCTGGGTAGAGTTGTATAAACTTAATCATTGGAGTCCAACACAATTAAATACGATGATTTGCTTGTGGGGATATAAGTACCTTTACTTGTCTCAAGAGGAAAGAAGAAATCTTCCTGGAAATGCTAAAATGTTTACAGGTACAGCTCTTGGAGAAATGTTAATTCTTACTTTTGGAAATTATATTTGGAAATATATTAAAGGAAAAGGATTAGTTAAAGAACCAATACCAAAACAAAGAAAAGTTTTTGATAAAGTTTTAGAGGAATTTAATTTATACAAACCAGTAGATGATGAAGATAAAAAATCTTATGACATTTGCAAAGCGGGTTTAGCAAAATCTTATTTAACTTTAAAAAATGCAATTAAAGATGTTGGATTAACTGGAGAGACAGAATGCGAGAGATCTATTTCTTTAGATTTAGAGAATTGTATTCTTCCTGTGTCTGGCAGAATAGATATGGAAAATGAAAACGCATTTATTGAATTTAAGACTAAGCACAGAAAGAAAAACAGACCCAAGAAAGACGGAACCAGCACCTACTCCCTTCCAAATATTAACCAGGGTTATATGGGATGGCAGGATCATATTTTACAAGTTGCAACATACTACTTTGCCAACCAGGAAAAAAAGAAACCACACTTAGTCGTAATGAATGAGGAAAAATATAATATTTTTACTCCAGATAATTGCGATGAATTAAAACCAGAAAACTTAAAACTATATGTAAATAAAATGGCACGGGTAGCTCATGAAAGAGAATCTATTATGGCAAAACATGCTGGCAAATCTACTTGGGTGGATGAAATTACTCCAGACTTTACTCATTTCTTTTGGAAAAGTATGGGAGAGCATTTGGATATAGCAAAAAAATTATGGAAATTAAATTAATGAAAAAAAAAAATTTAAAAAATGGAATAGTCTGGCATATCTATCATACAATCCTAGCAATAGAGCTTGGGATAGTTGCTACTATTGAATTTATAGAATTGATGATGAATCTATGAAAAATCCAGAAGTATTAAATATACAATCTATTCTTTTAGAAAAAAAATTCGCACGAAAAAAAAGATCCAGTATTTTTCAATTAATTGTTTTACTGGTTATTTTTTTCTCCCTATTAGTCATCAAAAGCTATGCGAATGATGTTAGCCAGGTAAAGAAAGGTTTGCACACCGCAGCGGGTGCTGTTTCCTATTCAAACCTGGCTGGCGGAAAGGAACCATGGGTAAAGTAGTAGATATACTAAATATAAATTCTGATATTGCTAAGCTTAAATCTAATGGAGGTATGTGGCAGATCCAAAATGGTAAGTATGCAATCAAACATTTAGAAGTAGAAAACTTGGCAAGAAAATATGGAATAGAAACAGAACCATTTTTACAAAGTTGTAATTTAGAAAAAGGATGTGTTGTAGTTAAAGCTATAGCCACATTTAAAAATAGAAAGTTTTTTTCTTTTGGAGAAGTATCTCCATTAAATAATGATTTTAGTTTTCCCGTTGCTGTAGCCGAGAAGAGAGCTGCGGATCGAGCAATATTAAAAGCTCTTGGTATTCATGGCAACGTATACTCAGATGAAGAGTTATCTAATAAAAAACAAAACATGAATGAGAATATTGGAATAGATTTAAACCATGGATCTATCATTATAGAAAGAATTAAAAATATTACATCTAAAGCAAATTTAGATCAGCTCGCTAGTCAAAATAAAAAATATTTAACAGAGCTTAAATTAAAAAATTCTAAAAAGTATGACGAGATTGTCAAAGCTTTTAAGAATAGAAACCAGCAACTATTAGGAGGATAATATATATGGCTGATTTTAAAAAACCAGACGATCCAAACTGGGTATGTACCTTTTCAATGAAAAGGAATACTGACAAACAAGCTGGAGATAAAAGACCAGACTTAGTGTTAGTGGATAGTGATAAGACAAACCAAAAGACAGGTAAACCTTATAGAAAGAATTTTACTATAGATGGAACCTGGATGGAGGCATCTTGTTATATCCAAGAAA